ATCCGAATGAGTATCTTTCTCTAGCTTTGAATCTGACGTTGCCAGTATCAAAGTCACCTTCCATAGAAGTTGAAAGAGCAGATCTCTCGAAGTGTTTAAATCCATCAGGACAATCTGTCATCAAGAACCACGCATCGTTATCTGTTAAGAAATGGTTAACTGAATAACCTTCTGGGACCATGCCCATGTTCTTAATAGCATTGATGTCGTTGTCAGACGTACTAACTCTTCCCGGTGTTTGAAGCAATCTATCTGCCACAAATTGTAATTGTGGTGGAATGATTAGTTTCTTACCTTGAAGGGCAAGAATCATGCTTTTATCATCGGTAAAAGTTGATACAGAAATCAACGCATCTTCTAACGAAGTCTCATTTAAGTCAGAGTAAGTGCTAGGCCTGTTGCTTAAAGTACCGCCACCCGCTAAAGGATGAGCTGTACTTACAAGAGCAACACCATCTCCACCAGTAAAACTGGATGAGAAAGCATTGTTCAAAACAGCAGCTGCTTTTACTTGCTTAGTATGAGCCATAGATCTTGCTAACGCCTTGGTGTATCTAGCACCTAGACGATCATAAAGATTATCTTCTATTGCTTCTTCGGTAAGAGCGAACGCTAACGCAATGGTTTCGTGTGAATACCTTGAAGTAAAGCCTTCGGAAGCTGAATCAAATTCAACTGAGTTTCCTTCGCCTTTTACTTTAGCATTACCAAAACCAACAATCAGTGTTTCTTCTTCAAAAGCTCTGTCCGAAGACTCAGTTTCAAAGATTTCAGCATGTTCGTTTTCGTAGCGGTCGTACTCCATTCCAAATAAAGCGTTTAGACCTGGTTCTAGCTCTTTTGCTAGTTGTGATCGATTAATCGCCATTATTATACTCCTACCAATTGAGCATAAGTATGCTCGTTAATTTTAACAATCATGTTGACGTATGTAGAAAGACTTCCAGTACCTAGAGCGTTATTCTCTGGGTCATTGGAAAATCCAATAATTCTACATTGAGCTGTACCTGTTGCCATAGTGCCACTGAGATCTACCTTAGATCTACCAGTGGTTGTACTACCAGCAGTGTAAACAATATCAGCGTTTAAACCGATAACTGTTTGTACCACACTACCTGTAGCTGCACTTTGAACTTCAAATAAAGCATTAGGATCGTCAACCACGAAAGCCACCGCATCGGATGAAGCAGTTGTTGTCGGCCAGTAAGATGAGTATTGCACATCTCCGGCTGAATCAGTGTACTGACATCCTTGAAAGACTCCCAATAGTAAATCACCAGCAGCTGCGACTGCAATGCCGCCTGTACTGATCATTTTAACTGGATCGCCTGTAAAAATACTTCCGGTTGTTCCTGTAAGGATATCATACTCAGTAGTACCAGTGCTGTTAACATTGCTTCCGAGTTTTCCTATAGGTCTTAAACCGAATTTAGCATTTGTATTTGCCATAATAGTTTCCTAGTTAATTTTTATATTTAGAAGTGATTATTTACCACTTCCACCAAAAGTAACCTTTGATGACATTTTACTTGAAATTGGCATCGAAGGATTCTCTTCACGCATTAGGTCGTTTTCCACAGCAGTCATTTGGTTTTGGGTTTGTTTTTCAAAGAAATTATTTCTTTGATCTGCGATATCTTTATCAATTTTGCACAATATCAATCCACCCACTCCTATAACTCCAGCGTGTCGACCGTCATCGACTGTAGGTAAATCATGAAATCCTGGGAGCTCGTCTGGTCTTACTGGGACGAATCCTTCACGAAATCTTTTTGAGACATTCGTTTTGTCATCTTGTCCTAGTATAGACTCTCTAATCCAACGATAAATTATACCCTGGGATTCAGCTAATTCTATAGCTTCGTCCGGGAGTTCTAAAGCAGAAGGCATTTTCCAAACTTTTGGCCTATTGTCCTTTTCTCTAGTGTCAGCACTTCTTGAAGCCCTAACATCTTTATCATCAACTACGTTCTCTTTTACTTCTGTCATGATCTTTCTAACCTCGCTTTTTGTATTGCGTAATCTTTAAATGACACTCCAAGCTTCTTAGCTAATGCTTGTTCGCTCGGTGTCAACTCGATACGATTTTGTTTGCGTCCTGTCGATGTATTGCGTGTTGCTGAAGCGACTGTCTGGACGGGTTTATTGTCCGCTTCCACGTTAAACTTATGAGGCAATTCTTTTTGCACTCTGTTATTCAATTCAGTGTAATACTCATCAGACTCAGTGTCAAAGCCTTCATTTTCTAACTGCCCATGAACAGCAAAAGCAACTGATGTTGCAACTTGATCTTTTCCAAACCAAGTGTTTTGTTGAGCCCATGTACGAGCTTTGTTTGATGGCTCTTCATACTCTGGTTGAATAGGATTTTGAGATTGATACTCTTGTTGAGCTTGAACCTGTTCATTGTAAGCCACTTCTTGCTCTTCGTATTGTTTTTGAGCTTGTTGGTATTGCCCAAGTTGAGCTTTGTCTGAGGTGGCCATTGTTAAAGCTTCAGTGGCTGTAGCTATTGCCTCTGGATCTTGAATTTCACTGGCTTGTTTTAAAGCTTGTCTAGCTAAAACAATTTGAGATTCAACACGATTGGAAAATTCATCACCGTAACTGTTTTGAAAAGATCTTTGAGATTGTCTTAATTGTTCGTTTTGATCCTTTAAATCTTTAGCGTATTGAACGGCCATGAGTTCTCTTCTTTGAAACTCTTTAGCCTGGGCTACTGCTTTATTGATTCTATTTTGTGCAAGAGACGCTCTCTTCTCTACGTCCGATAGATCTTTTGCTTTCTCTTCTACTTGAGGAGAGACTTTAAAATCTTCTTTAATTTTATCATCAGTAACCGGAGATACATTGTTATTTTCTTCCAGAACAATATCAACTGAGTTTTCTTGAACTTCGTCTTCTACCCTTTTATGTTTCTGTACTGCGGCTTTTTCAATTTTTTCATCTGAAATTTCTACATCAATGTTTTCTAATGCTTCAATGTTTATTGCTTCTTCTGACATGAGTTACTCCTATAAAGATTTAATATCGTCTGGATTTAAAATGGTGGCAATGACTTCATCATCATTAATGATACGAACTTCGTGGTCATCTTCTAATCTAAAGCGGGTTCCGGCATAGCGACCTATTAAGATCCACTCTCCTTTTTTACACCAAGCATCATTTCCAAATTTGTTTTCATCTTTATAAGCCAGTGGTCCAACTTTTAATACATAACATATAACTGTGGAAAGAGCTTCTCTGTCTACAGTTTCTTGTACTAATTGGATTCCAGCGTCTGTAACTCCTTTGCCTTTATATGGCAACACTAGTAAACGCCATCCTGATGGATTTGGCATTCTTTCTAGTAAGGATTTTTTTAATAAGGTAGGATCTAAAACTTTATTATCAGCATCAACAAAAGCTTTGTCTAGCTCAGATTCAGTTTCAATTTTTTTTGCGACTTTTTCATTCATCGATATCATCCATATGCAGCGTTTCTTTTAAATCTTCTATGAGTGAGCGAATCGCCGACAACTCTCCCATAAGATATTTGTAATCTTCCATCGATCTTACATTGCCTGAAGCAATGATGTCAACAGCGTTCTGTTCTCTTTGTCTTAAATTTTTAAAAAGATACTCTGCTAAATTTACAGCATCCATTGGCTCTCTCCTGCCTTAATTGTTTTATCTTGTGAATCTAGGGTTCATTATTCTTCTATTAGGATTAGGGCTTAATGACGGCATCATAGGTGGTGAAGCTGGCATCATGGCTGGTGGAGCTGGCATCATAGGAGGTTGTGGCATCATAGGTAAGGGCATTGATACTTGTTCAGGAGCTGGTACTGGCAAATACCCTCCGCTCCCTGGAGTTAATCCATTTATAAATACTTCTTGTTCAGAAGTTACTGGACTAGCATTGGGTATTGGGGTCGCTATTTGTCTGGGTGGTGTACTCCCATACTGTGCCATCCATTCTTTATTTCCAGCGTTTAACTGTTCCATTTCCGCTTGGGTAGGAAGACCACGGAACCTTTGTGCCGGTCCTTCAGTGTTGGTATACACAACATCTTGCCCTGACGCAAATGCTTCTTGTTCTTCCATTGGCGACATACCGTGACCGAGTCCTCTATAACCAGGACGCGTAGCAAAAATGGATTGAAAAATGTCTATATCATCTTGTGTTGCGGTTTGTGTTTCAGCTGGCGGGTCGTACGGCGGCGCTGATGGGTCGTCCTGCATTGGAGTTTTAGGGGGCAGAGGATCACCAGGACGCCAACCACTGGTCGTAATCGCATCTAAAGGATCAAAATTAACACCGCTGGGACCGCCTTCATAACCCGTAAAACCTGTTTCTGGGTTGTAACCAAATCCACCGCCACCGCCTGAAATTGTTTCTGGTGTTGCTCCTAAAGCTGTTACTGGATCAAAACTCGTTGCTCCCTCTCTAGGGTCAACTGAATACTGACCGGGTGTTCTTAGAGGTATGCCACTTGTTCCCAAATTTCCAAATAATCCGCCACCTGTGCTGGGTTGTGGCACCGCTGTTGTTAGGTTACCATTGCCCATTTGTTGATTGAAAAAATCTAAAAAACTTGTATCACCTGTTGGTGATCGGCCTGGAAGTTGAAATGGCTGTCCCATCTCAACACCACCTGGTGCTGGTATACCTGGATTCATTGGCAAACCTAAGTCTGTTCCTGTTATTGCAGGGGGCATTGGAGGAAGAGTTGGTCTTTCTCTTCTGAATTGTTCGCCTATTGGATCTGGTCTAGTATCAGTTGGCATGAATGCTTGCTCTGGTTGTCTTGGAGCTTCATACCCTTCAGGTGTAAAATAAGCGGGACCGCCTACAACAAGACTTGGCCTTGGTTGTTGACGCATGGGACGTAGCCCCATTGAATTATCTACAACCGCACCAGGGGGTGCAACTGGTTTTTGTTTTTTACTTAGATTGCCAAAAAAACTCATCTAGACTATGCCGTGGAATTTAGTTCCTCTTAGAGCAGCTCCTCCACCACGTGAATTGCCAGCTCCGTGTCTTCCGGGTTTACCGCCATTGGCAATTTTCTTTGGCTCTGAATAATTAACAGTGCCTTGGTCTTTAATGTTAACGCTTGATTTAACGCCTTTTACTTTTTCCATTTTTTTTCACCTTTTTGTTTTTTGACTTTCTTGCTTTTCCAAAAGCAATTGCAATAGCGGTTTTTTGTTTCTTGCCGCTCCGCCTCAATTCACTTATGTTAGCAGATATTATCTTCTTACTGCTACCTTTTTTTAGGGGCATTACTTTTTCTTTCTTACCACTTTAACTTTAGGTTTTATTATCTTGGTTTTAGTCTTAACGACAGCTTCAGGCTTTTTAACGGCAGCTTTCTTTTTTGGTTTGCTTTCTTTAACGACTTTTGCGAGTATTTCGTTGGCTTCTTTGTCAGCTTTTTTTGCGATTTTGTCGATGTCGATATCTGCATTTTCATTGACGATCGGTTGATTGACATTGTTTCTTTTATCCTCTTCTAATTTTAATTGTTTTTTGTGCATTTCTGCCATTTCTTTTCTTATTGAACTCATCTGTTACCTCTCATTATGTCCATTGCTTTAAATTGTGCCGACTGATCTATTCTTTCTTTTGCTATGTCATCTTTCATAAGAGCAATGTCTTTTTGAATAACCAAACGTTGTTCTGCCAGCTCATTACTTTGCATGGCTTTCATAGAATCAAACTGTTGACGTTGAGCAAACTCTTCACGTTTACGCTGTACATCATCAGCTTTAATGTCTAACTCTTTGCCTCTTAGCTCCACCAAAGGATCCGGTTGCGGTGGCGGAGGCATAAACATGGCATTAATCTGTTCAGTCAATTCTGCAACAACAGCAGCTATGTCTTTTGCTACTGACTCTTGTAGTTGTTGTTGATACTGCATAGACACTTCTGGAGGTAACTGTTGTATCTGTTGTACCATGCTTTGGAATTCTGGCTTTTGAGCATTTTGCTCATCAACAATTTCAGAAGCCCTAAAGGAAATGTGTTGATAAATGTGTGCTTGTATTAAAGACAACACCATTGGATTGGATTGTGCGGTTATTGTTCCATACAAAGATATGTGTGAATTAATATGCGCATCGTGATCTTGTCCAGCAAATGCTTGAGCTGGCATTCCTGCTATCAAACTTGCATTTTCATTAGCCGGGTCAATCGGTTGTGGTTGAGGTGGCGGAGGTAAAAGTTGTTCAATGTTTTGAACACCCATGGAAGAGTACATTCTTCGATAAGCTTCGTATATTCCGGTTGGGCCATGAATCTCTGGATTGCTCTGTACGGTTCTGAGCAGTTCTTGAGCCATCATGACTCGTTGACTCATGGAAAAAGTGTTGGGGTCTGAAACAGGCAATACGTCTACTCTTTCATCAAAGTCCATGGCTTTAATGGTTTGATTGCCATTTGAGGTGGAATAAGGATAAGAAGGTGGTAGATACTCTCCAAACACCTTGGCTAAAATTTCAAACTCAATTCTTTGACTTGCGTGTAATCTTTTATGAATAGCACTCATCACACGGGTACCGCGTTCCAATAAAGCTATTGTTGTTCCTACTGGTGCATTTTGATTTGCATCACCAACTTGAATATCAGCAATAGATGCGAAACGCCTTCCGCTGTCAACCAAGATCCCTAGGAGAGAGAGTAGGGTTTGACTTGGCTCCTTAAAAGGTAGCGGAACAAAAGCGTCTCGCAAACTACCACCGGGAGCATCCATATCTCTGAACTCTCCAGGTTGCAAAGGTTGATCATCATTACGAATACGGATTCCACGTGCTTTGAATCCAGCCGGTAAATTGGAAAGTGTTCCAGCATCAATAAGCTGACGTAAGATAGACGTTGCGGACTTGGATAGACCGCCAATCATATGGGTCAAACCAAAGCCGTAAAATCCTAGGCCTGGTAAAAACTTGTAATGAACAAAGTAATTGATGCGTTGCTTTAAAGGATCGTTCTCTTTGTAATTTCTTCTAATCGATAAAATTTTATCGTTGCCAATGGTTACAATGTACGGAAGTTTAATTCCTGTCTCTTCGCCTTCAGCGTCAAGATCTTCAAAACCCGGCATGTCTAGTTCGGTGTGAATCTCATGCACTTTACACGTATCGTTATCGCTGTAACTTGGGCTAACGCCTTGCAATTCATCTATTTCTTCTTGAATGCCATCAACGTCTTCTGCCATCATGTTGCCAGAATCTATATCCACATCGCTGTAGAAACCTGTTTGTTGTGATTTGCGTATGTCGTTCATTGACATATTAATCACGTGAGTAATTCTGGTTGCACTGTGCAAGTCTGTAGCAGCGTAAGGCACAATTAAATCTTCGCTTGGAATAAACTTAGATACAGCTCGTCCTAAGTTTTGATCGTAATAAACCTTTCTGAAGGCTGAACCGGACAGAGGCAGATAAAATAACATTTGATCCGTTTCTGGATCGTATTCTTTCATGACTTGCATTAATTGATAGTTCATGAATTCTTGAACACGGGAAGCCTGTCCTTCAGTATCAGGAGTTGTCACACCCAACACTTGCGTCTTAACCGGTCCTTGAGATGGTAGTAATTCATTGTAGGCTTGCGCTTGGAACTGAGTTACGGATTCAGCCAATAGAGGATGCATCACCCCGGAAGCACCTTCAAATGGTTGAGATCTTTCTTCGTACTTCATGCCAAGGTATTCAAGGCCTTCACGATAAGTTTTTTCCCAATCGCTTCGAGACTCTTTGTCGTCTTCAACGTTACCCATCAAATCATTCTTTACAGAATTAAGATCAGAATCATCCATAACATCTGCTAAGTTAGCAGAGAAGTCTGTGTCATCTACGGGAGGTGAGGGGTCACCAAAAGAAATACTGCCGTCTTCCATTTGCTCAAAAGAATCCATCTCAGGATTCTCTTCAGTCACATCGACTTCAATATCCACTCCTTTGGTGCGATTTCTAACCCTTAAGTCAACTTGTTCCTCAACGTTAATTGCCTTGTCTATGTCTGCCATTATTTTTGCCTGTCTTGTCTAGATTGTCTGCCACCGCCTATCATACCACCGTGCTTTTTCTTAACAGGCTTAATAACTTTTAATGTTGAACCGCCATAGGATTTATCAAGAGCTTTCTGTATTTCAGGCACATAAGACTTAAGAGCTTGTTTTCCTGTTCGATATCTTATCTTGTCTCTTTCGGAAGGATTAAGTTCTTCAGCTTCTTTAACATATTTTTTAATTAATTTTGCTCGTTTGGCATCTTTAATCTTTTGAGCAGCTTTTGCAGCTTTAATCTTTTTAGCAGCTTTGGCAGCTTTGGCAGCTTTAAGACTTTTTTTAATTAAAGACTTAATTATCTTTTTAGCCACGATCTACCTTTTAGATTTCATGTAGGCTTTACCCAAGCCTCTTTTAGCAAGTCCGCCAGCTTTGTATTTTTTAACAGCACCACCCGCTTTCATTCCGGGTCGCACTCTTACTCTTGACTCTTGAGGCATGGGTCTGGGTCTTTCTGGGATCATTGGTTTCGGATCGCTACCCATAGGACGCGTTTCTCCTCCATATCTCATTTTTTTTGCAGCTATTCCACCTCCGCGCAAGTTTACTTTCACAGTCTGTTTTTTATTAGCTGTTCCTTGTTTGGCTTTGGCTTTAGCTTTAGATCTAGGACCTCTAATGAAATCAATAAGACCTTTATCGCCACCGAACTTTTTGTCTTTGCCCAAAAGAACTTTTTTAATGCCTTGTCCTATTCTTTTTATTGGACGTCTGGCTTTACCCTTATTGTTAGCGTACTGTTTAAGCTCATTGCCATCGTACCCTTTCTTCTTTAGATCGTCTTTGGTTACCGCTGTGTAAGACTTACCATTCCAAGTAAATAAAGTTCCTTCACCTTTCTTACGAGCTGCTTTAAAAGCTTCTCCAAAAGATACTGTGGATGCTTCTGATGATTTTCGATTTCTTGCTCTATTTACTGCAACTCCCGTTCCCGCTGCTACTGCTGCTGCTGCCGCTGCTGCTGCCGCTATTTTACCTTTGTTGTTAGCCACCACTCCTGGTTTAGCTTTAGGTTTGTTTTTAGAACCTTTTGGTCTTCCACGTGGTTTACCTGCTGTGGGTGATACTTTAGGTTTAGCTTTAGCTTTAGGTTTAGGTTTAGGTGCTACTTTAGGTGTGGTTTTTCTAGCTCCTACTGTTCCGGGTTCTGGAGCACCGGACTGTTCTTTAATTTTTTTAATACCCTTCTTAATTGAATCTTTAATTAGTTTTTTCCCTATTGCCATTTTAATTACCTCTTAATAATATATTCTTTGTTTGGGCACTGGCTCATCGTCCTCTTCATCTGACGCTAGTCTGACAAAGTTGCCCTGACGAAATCTCAGTATAGCCTGTGTTGTCGAATCCACAAAGTCATCGTGTTCACCGTACGGAAAGGCTGCACATTCTTCGATAACTTCTTCTGCGAAGGCTGTGTCCGGAGCCCAAACCATTCCTGCTTCAAACACTGGAGAAGCAGAGTGAACCCTTGTAACTTTGTCCTTACCCCTGGTCGGTCTATAATTCACGACTGGGATCCCCATCATTCGCAACTCCTGCGTCAAAGGTGTACCACTTGCTTGAGATTCTACCAACACAAT